CCATACTTGCATTGTTCAAAGCCTTTCCTACTTTGGAGAGGCTTTTTATGCATATATCAGATGCAGTTAAAGAAGCCAACGCAGCGAAAAGGTATGAGGATAAACTTACTCATATTGATAATGCTTTGCGCATCCACGGGTTGCCAGACGACTCCAAAGTACGAGAACGTCAGGGAACTGACGGCACATCCCCAATTCCCGAAAGCGGCGTTTCACGCACCGGACTTCACAAGACAAGCGATGAGAACGATAGCTCGACTTGAATATGAATTGGAGAGACAATAAGGACGTAAACTATGAGCGTGACCGGCATAGCGAAAAGAACAAAGTCCGCAACAAGCGCGATTACAAAAAGAAGCAATCAAGCCGTAAGCGCAATAACAAAAAGAACTAAACCTAGTGTGAAGGCAATCACAAAACGATGAGTGCAGAATACATTATAGATAGATTCGGTAAAAAGGTTGGATTAAATGCCGGTGATGATAATCAGCGTTTTGTTATACTCGACTTTTTGAATGAAGCCATGCAAGCAGTCTACGAGTATGTGGATATTCCCGGCTCGCTTGTTGAAGAAGAATTTTATGTTGCAGGAAATCAGCGCATCGCAATGAGTCGTGACGTTCAGTCAATTCGTGCTATGCGCGAGAAAGACTCTAAACTTCCGTGGAAGTCTCGCAACTTACTGTCAGAATACAATTTTAACAATTGGAAAAGCGACGACAGATGTTTTCGCATTGTTGGTTATGAGCCACTAAAAAAGTCGCTACCCACGGCAACAACTTCTACAAGAGGTTCAACAGCAACCGGACTTACTGTACTTGCTTATGCAAACATAGCAGCAACAGAGAAGGTTGCAATTACGTTTGATACATCTACATCAGACAGGCAGACAGTTACAATTACTCCCGGTTCACATACGGGGTCATCACCAGACTCAACTGCTGTAACGCTAGCTACGCACCACACAATATCCGACATAGTCAGCATTCGACGTTACGATACTGATAACGAACGATACGGTAATCACGCAGAAGATGGTGGTGGTGTAATCAAACTTGTTGATACATCAGATAACACAATTATTTATTCAGAGATTCCGCATGATGAAACTGAAGCTCAGTATTTAATCGTGGATATTTCTGAGTTTCCTTGGGACGAAAATTCAGCACAAGACGACGATCACACTCTGCAAATTCTATACAAGAAAAAGCTGAAATACATTAAGAGCGATAACGATCCGTTTCCTTTATACGGTTACGAGAACATCGTCATGCACAAGATGATGCAGTTGTTTTTTGAGGAGCAGGGCAAGATAGATCAAGCGACGGTTTTTGAGCGCAAAGTTGTTCGTGATCTAGGTAGAAAAATTGCAGACATGGAGCGCGGTCAAGAACGCAAGATGCAGTTTGGTCGCCATCCCCACGATAATTTAACATTCGCAAGACGCTGGCATTATCACCGTGGCTAATTATATTCAAACATCTTTTCTTGGTGGCATGAATCTGTCGGTTGACGATACACGCCTGACAGAAGACGAGTATAAGTTTGCTAAAAATGTTCGGAATAGATTTGGCACATTAGAAGGTATAAAAAATGTTAATGATATTTCCAGCGACATTGGCGCATTTACGTCTAACCCACCAATACAAGCGATCTACTCTGTAGGTGAGTATGTATTTTTATTCTTCAAGGGAGGATGTAAGTACAGAAAGCCGCAAAATCCAGATACTACTTGGTCGGTTCTTTATTCTGGAGGAACCATGCACGAATCCAACGAGATATTTGTGCAAGCCGTACCCGCATCCACACAAAACTTTTTACGAAAAGAAACAAGAGTAGCAGGGTCAGCATTAGAACTTGATACAGCACAGACTGTGCAAAAGACTGTTTCGTCAATTATTGTGCAAGACGGAGTTAGTACACCAAGAGTTATAGAAATTTCTGGTGGAACAGTTTCTGATCGTGCAGCAAAGACTTACGCAGAATGGTCTGATGGTACACACACATCCCGTGAATACATACCGATAGGAAAGCAGATGGCTTTCTTCAACAATAAGTTGTTTGTTGTTAGTACGGATGGAACTGAAATATACCATAGTGTGAGTGGCCGTCCAATGGATTTTGTGATACCGATAGATACGTCAGGTAACAAGATAAATGCAGACGAAACTATTGGAGGCGCACCAGCCACATCATACACAGTAGGCTACAATGTAATTACAGCATTGAAGGTCTTGAATAGTGAAGCCTTGTTTGTTTCAACTTTGGGCGGTTCTTATGCTGTATCATTAGACTATACGTTTATGGTTTTTGGTGAACCCTCGTTCACCAAGCAATTCCTGTTTACAGCAAACTCGGTAAATCAAAAATCATTTATTGAGTTACTTGGTGATTTTGCGTTTCTTGATCCAGAGGGATTACGTTCGTTTAACGCAGTAATGCAGTCAAAGAATGAAGCACGTAATTCGGTATTTTCGCTCAAGGTCGCACGACTATTCAAAGATGTTGTTCAGACCACTAACAAATGCGCCGCAGTCACATTTGATGATTATGCGCTCTTTGCTTGCAACACTATTTACGGTCACGGCATTTTGGTTTATGACATTCTTACGCAACAGTTTGTAAGTTTTGATCAGCTAACTGATGACAGCAACGCAAACATCGGAGCAGTCATTGAGTTTGCTAAAGTAGAAACAAATAACAGACGCGAGCTATTCGCTATTACGCATGGCACAACAACAAGTTCGGGCGAGCCTTCGTACCGTTGCGTTAAACTATTTGAAGGGACTAACTATGCAACAGCATACGTCGAGACTAGAGCGTTTTGCACCAATGATACCAGAGTTGAACAGAAGCCGCAGGAGTTACGTCTTTTATTTAACAAAATACAACGCGCCTCGGCAGTTACAGCAACTCAGCGTGTAAACGACGAATTCACACCAGACTCGTCTGCTGGTTCACAAACAAAGACAGTACCAGTACAAGATATTTCAGTTAAGTTTCCGGTCACATTACCAGCAAATTGGAGTGGCCCGAAACAAATACAAAACCTACTATACAATTTTCAATGTGGTCAGCAGGGTTGGAAGGTTTCTTACGCATTAAAATGGACAAACGGAATTACGTTGTCTAACTTCCAGTTGCAGACGCAGGACATTACACCAATGAATCCAATGTTATCACAGGCTTATGTCAGTTAATGTATCACACACAGACTTTACAGATGCGACTACGTTGTTTGCCGATTTGGCAGCAGCGAACGCAATGCTTGATGGTCTGACAGTACCGGACGCAACTACCAGTACAGATGGAGTTGTAAAGAAATCAGCAGCTTCGGCAGACATTGCTTCGATAGGAGGTACGTCAACAAGTTCTGCTTCAGCAGTTACAGCAATTACTTTTTCTGCATCTGATGCAAGTAATCCCACGAAGGCTGAGATTATTGTTACGTTAAATCAGATGGCACAACAAATCAATCACCTCAAAAGCGTCTTACGCAACGCAGGAATACTAACATGAAGAATCTATTTGAAAAATTACTCGATGTAACTGGTGGTGCGGCGCAAGGATTGTTATCTGGTTTCAGTAGCTTAACAGATAAGGCATTAAATTTATTCAGCGAAGATGGTGTTCTCAGCATGAACAACCTAGTTGAAGCTGGAACTTTATTTGCGATTGCAGAAGCATTAGCATCAGACGATCAAAAAGACGCAGTAAAAGCATTAAGAAAACAATATCAAGAATTTTTACCAGCGTTTACACAGGCAAAAATCAATGCAGGAAAGACTGAAGCACTCGCATTAGAGGATATAGATCAGCTAGTAAAGTACGGCATAGTTAATGAAAGAAACACCGACGGCCAATTAATTAAACAGACTGCTGGCCCACTAGGAGGATCAGAGTCACTAAAGTATGAACAATACTATGGAGTCAAGCCGCAGTATAAAGTTGATGAAAAGACCGGCAACATCATGCTGGATGAAGGCGGCAATCCTATAACTGTTCGCACAGGACAACCCGGCCTCGCTGAAATTGCAGGTCAATCACAACGTGAACAGCAACGTCTTGGTGATTTAGCTAGAACAGGAACGAGAGTAGATCAGTTGGCGCAGTCAGGTCAGCCATTGGCGCAAGGACTTCGTCGCATGGAGCAAACGCTTTCACCGGAAGTCCAGCAAACTCAAGGCCAAGTTGGACAAAGTTTTCGTGGACTACTTGCAGCACAAGACCCGACTAGGTTGTCTGGTGCAGAGGAAGCACAAGTAGAACGCGGCCTTGGTCGAATGGGACTCGGCATTGGTCGTACATCTGAGATGGACAAGTACCGTGCTGCGATGACATTTGGTGATGCGTTAGCCTCAAAGCAACAACGTCTTGGTCAAGCACTCGGTCAAACAGGCAGCGTTGTTCCTAGTCTGAAATCAAACATAAATCCCGGCGTAGTCTTTGGTGAAGGCACAACAACAATGCCAACGATGCCGGGACAAGTTGGAACATTTGGTAACACAGCAGCACAAGCACTTGCACCAGTATCTAATATAATCACAAGCAAGCAAGGTGAGCAGGGCGGCAAAGAAGCATTAAGAAATGCAATTGGCTTAACACCGTAATAGTTATGTCTAATTTATTTGAACTAACAAAGAGGAGGCGGCGAGCGCAGGAGTTTGCTGATCGGTTTCGCGAAGGTGCAACTGAATCAGAGCGTGAGTTCTTTGATCGTTACTACCAAGAACCATCAGCGAGTCCGATCCTACAACGAGGCGAGTTACAACGTCAGTTGGAGCAAGGTGATGCATTGCGCAGATCATTGATGGCTCGCGGCATGAATGCGATGCAAGCTGAAGACGCAGCAGAACGCGCTGAAAAAGCCCAACAAACAGAATTTGAAACGACTACTAAAGATATAACCGATGTTTACACACAACCGGGTTCTTTAGGTTATGATTCTCCGTTAGGTTATGGTGGATATTTAACTGAGCGTGATGAAAGCATGGGGCAGACTAGACCAGCACTAACTGAAGATGAATTTGCTAGACAACGAGCCTTGCAGATGCGGTTAGCTAGACCAGTATCACAGCTTGCTGCGGCAGAAGTTGCAAGTTCCACGATGGATGCGTCTGCTCAATTAATTCAAGATAGAGCAGAAGAACTTCGTGCAAAACTTCCAGCTATAAAAGCTGATTCTAACGTAAAAGAGAAAGTTAATAAGTACATAGACGATGCAATTCAACAATACAGCGCGACGGATGATCCTAAAGTAATTCAAGATATAATTCAACGCATGGATAATCTGCGTAATATTGTTGATGGGGCTACCAGAAGTGGTAGTGCTATTGGCCTTGGTCACAGCCCCGCTGACTTTATCAAACTTAATAACGAGCTTGAAAATGCATTAGGCAACAATACACCTACTATAACAGGTGAAAATAATACTGATTTTCGCTTACGCCAAGCGCGTCCAGAAATTGTTGAATCAAGAGAGTCTAACTAATGACGCTAGAAGAAGAAAAGCGTAGACTGCGTGATAGATACAACATTCCAGACAATGTTGAAATTCTAACGCAGGAAGAATATGACATTGCAGAAGCAGAAGATCGTTCTGCACTTGCTGTTGGATTTCAGTCAGCAACAAGATCAGTAGTCCCGGGTCTTACTGGTCTTGGTGCAATGGCAGCAGCAAGTAAGGCACTATCTAAAATACCAGCCCGTAATGTACCTACAGCAATTGCTAAAGGTGCTGGGATGTTGGGTAGTGCAATTGTTGGCGGTATTGCTGGAGACATAGCTCAGACAAAAGTAGACGAGGCGATTCGCGGTGAAGAAGCAGTTAGAGAGACAGAGCGTGAACTTGCTGCTGGACGCAAAGCGCAACCTGTTGCATCAGTCACAGGCGAAATTCTTGGAGGTAGTCTTGGTGGTGGTGTTGCTCCATCATTAAAGACAGCAAAAGGTTTAGGCGAAGCAGTTAAGTCCGGTTTTGGTACACGGGCTAAACAATCCGAAGCTGCAAAGTATGCTGTTGGTCAATCAGTTGTTGGTGCTGGTATTGGTGGTGCAGTAGAGGGTGCAAGGCAATTTCAAGAAGGAGACTTTCAGCCAACAGCATTAGGCGCAGCAATGACAGGTGGTGCATTGTTTACTGAGCCAGTTGGTCTTGGGCGCAAGTTGCTTGGTACAACAGCACCTCCACCGTCAGACGCACCAGAGAGACCAGTTGAATTTGGAATACAAGTGGGCGAGGACTTAAAGGACATTAAAGATTTGCCAGTACAAGAGGCACTTCTTGCTCGCTCAATTGTTAAAGGTGAAGACGAAGGAATAGGTCGCAGGACTCTTGTTGATGATATGCTTGAAAAAGTCGCAGATGACATGGAAGCTGCGTCCAAGAAATCTGATCAAGTTAAACAAGATGCTGATGCAATCCGAGAGACTTCCGAGAATCCGAAAACATCTATTGAGGGTGAGTTCGAGAAAATCAACAAAGACCCGAAGATTGATAAAGCACTCAGAGAACTTGAGAAGAAACAAAAGCCATCTAAAGAAGATCAAGTAAAAATTACTGATCAAGGCAAGAAGAAGATAGAGTCTAAAATTTCAGCAATGTCCAACGAGGATGTTGCCCGTGCGTTCGCCAGACTTAATCAACGTAAACGTGCCGAAGTATCTACAAGGTTTCTTCAGAATCAAAACAAGTCCATTGAAGATGCTCGCGCTGAGTTGATGGCTGAGATTGAAACCAAGCTGCCAGCAGACTTATTTAAGACTGCAAGGAACTTGGCCAATCGTCGCAACATTACCATGCGTGTCGCAGTAGATAAGCTAGTCGATAATGCACAAGGACGCGCTCTCGGATTCCTACACAACAAGAGTAATCGAGTTACAAATCCTGAGATGGTCTTGAGTCTTGATGATATTAATCTTGAGACACCATTACATGAAACTGTTCATCGGTTTGTTCGTGATTTGTTTGAGTCATCTAACGAGGTTGATCAGAAACTTGCGCGTGGTTGGTACAAAGAATTACTCAGCAACGATTCATCGTTTAACATCAACAAAGTAAAAGAAAAATTTAAGGCGAAAGGCTACAACTTTGATAAAGATGAAGCGTACCTTGATGAGTTTCTTGCTGAAGAAGGTGGTAAAAAACTTGAGCAGCGTCTTCGTAATTTACCGAAAGGTACGTTCGATAAGATGCGACGTTGGTATGCTGATGTTCGTCGAGGTCAAAAAGTTAAGTACGGCAAAGCAGCAGTAAACGACATACTAGATTACATTGCGCAAAGACTTGAACTAGACCCTGCCGCTTTATTCGATAACGATCTTTGGCTCAGAGACGGAATTAATTACGCCAAGTACATCGGACTAGAGAAGCCGAAGCAACTTGGTGGACAAGCTGCGACTGCATCAAAGATTGTTGATGGCACGAAGTACGAGTCATCAGTCGAAGTGTTTGATATGCCCAAAGAGGTTGAAGAATTTCTTGAATTACCAGAGCGACCAAAAGAATTTGCGAAGAACTACGCAGAAGACTTAAACGAATTCAAAATCGCACTTGATAAGAATCATTCGTACAACTCAACCGTCGAGTATCTTGATGGTTACATGATTGATGAAACCAACTTCGATCAGTTTATGAATACGGTGCGCAAGAACAGTCCGTTAAAGAAACTGTACAAGTCGCTCGACAACAAGCCTCAGATAATTTTACGCACACGCAGACCAGAAGATGCTGCTGGTTACTTTGAGAACGACAAGATTGTTATCGGTGTTCCAACAATCAACGAAACTTTTGATTCAACTCTTGCTCGTTATCTGACGTATCACAAGTTGCTTGGTGATGTTCGCATGAATAATCAACTGGCTAGCGCATGGCAGATGATGGCTAAGTCAGGTATGTGGTTTAAGAACTACGAGCCTTACATGGTAGCCAAGTTCATGGACTATGCATTGAACACCAACAACAAGTTGGACGATGCAGTCAAAGCCAAGTTGCGTTACTACCAAAACCATCTTGAGTTGGAAGTACCGAGAGGCGATTACAAGACAAACATTGGTCGTCATCAGCAGTATGATACTCGCATTATGCATCAAGGTGATGCGTTGCATGGAATCTTTAAGGCGTTGCCTCTTGATGTTAAGCAGGAGTTTGCTCGTCGCGTTGCACCTGTTGATGGACTTGGTATGTCCAATGATGAGTACGTAGAATTTTTTGACACACTACTTGATAGTTACGGAGTTACTGGTTCATCGGTTCGTAAGAACTTTGATGATATGCAACGGTCGCCTCAAGCGATGCTGGAGAACTTCGTCAATGATGAAGCCTTCAATGTAATTGATCGTAGCAAGATGATCTTTGACCGCGTCAAAGATGAGGGTCGCAACTATACTGAGTTTGATCGGATACAAGCATTGTGGTCTGACTCGAATGTTTCTGTTGATGGAGTTCTCGCTAATGGTATGCGCAGCAAGTTCCTCGAAACTGCCGAGGAAATCGTAGGCACAAAGCTCGATATTCTAACACACAACCCACAACCTCCGAGGCCAAGACAAACAGACTTTGAAGAACTTTGGAGTGTCAGTAAACTGGCATCAGAGGAAAGTGGTGCTGATCCGATTGGTAAGGTTGATGAGGAGACTCCAATCCCGATGGATTCAACTCCGAAAGGATTGTCTGGTGTAGATCGTTATGAACAGAAACGCTACAGCAGAATTCCTTCACCAAACTTTGGTGAGCCAAGTACATGGCAACTGGGTAGAAGATTCACAAGAAACTTTCGTCCTGTTATAGATCGGATTCGTGAACTTGGTGAAGGCAAGTCCAAGGAACTAGCAGGGTACATCGCGTCAAAATTTGAATCAGTACACGCAGAAGAACGTGAGATGGTTGGTCGCTACCTAGAACGAACCATGCTTGCGTTAAGCGAAGTGCATTTGGCAGGCGACGAAATGGCTACGTTAGGCCGATACCAGACAGAGCGTTGGCACACAAGGCTAGGTTTAATTGACAAGATAGACGATGATCTAGCTAAAGCGTACAACAGCAACGCACGCATACGATACTATGATCGTATGATAGAAAGCGTTTATCGCGACACTCGTATATTACAGAATGACCTTGGATTGAAGGTTGCGGTTTATCGTAACGGAGAGCCACAGTATGTTCCCGGTCAACACACACTTGAATACACTCCTGAGATTATTGCTCAAGACAAACGCCGAATCTTGATGCGAGGCGAGAAGCAAAGCAAAGAGTATCAAGAATTAAAGAAGCAACTCATTGATTACTGGAAGTCTATATCCAAGGATATGTCTGACGAGGAATTTAATGATGCAGTCAAGCAATCAGAGGAAGCAGGAATCAAGGATGAGAGTGACAATGTTTCGCTCCCAAGTGAAAAGGGTAAGACCAACGACGAGAAGCTAGAGATACTTTTTGATAATTTTGCTGGCGCATTAAGAGCGACAGACAAACAGATAGGTTCACACAAGTTCAAGGCACTCCGTGTTGCAACAGGCAAGCTAGGTATTCCTGCTGCTTGGGTTGAAGCAAATGCAGTTCAACGTATGACTCGTTACGTTGTTCGCTTTGCTAAAGACATGGCGATGTTTAAGCACATAGAACTTGATCCGAAAGCCAGACAGATTCTTGGCATGCCAGATCAAGAAGGTAAGTACATTACAGAGTACGACCTTGATGGCATGGAGAATGGAGGCCCGTTCAATCTGCCAACATACGACAAGGAGAACATCAAAGTAAAAAGCGGCAAGGCACTCTATGACTCAAACGAGATCGAGTCAGTTATGGAGAACTACATCGGATACTACGAAGGTTATGATCTAGCCATTCGTACATTCAATAGGTTAGTTACATCTAGTTGGTTGGGTGCTGGTGCTGGTATTCGTGATTTCTTTTCGTCTTACTTATTTGCTTTGCCTTACATGAGGTTGCAGGACTTACCAATTCTTGCAACTCACCTGTTGGATATACGAGATGCATGGCGCAAGAGTTTTGAGTATGGAATCAACAAGACCAACTTAAACAATCTTGAGTATAAGGCTGAGAGTATCAATCGGATTGCTGATTATGCAAACCGAGCCGCTGATACTGCGCTTCGTGTTGGCGGTCGTAACATTCTTGAGCAAGGTACTCGCGCATTACAGTTTGCGTTCGGCAAGCAGATTACTTGGGCCGCACTTCATATGCGTCCACTAGATGCGATCACAACAGATTGGACTGCAAACAGACTGCTAAACAATTTACAGAAGCAGATGGGTGACGTTGTCATCAACGGCAAGAAGCAGAACTTAATGGACTATGTTGGTCGCGGCACTAAAGTACCAGACGAGTTGATGGACAAAGCCGCTGCTGCGTGGGTTGAGATAAATCAAGGAACCTATGATGCAAGAGGGTTGCCGAAGTTTACGCAGCGCGGTGTTCTCAGCATGGTAACTTCATTGTCACGTTGGTCTATCGAGAAATCAGACCGCATGGTCAAGGATGTCATCGGCCCATTGAAGACTCAGGGCGATCCGTTACCGTTAGTTAAAGCAACGATTGGTGCAGTCATTGGAGGCGAAGCATTGAAGTATATCTCGGAGCAGATTGCGAACAAGATGCAAAGCGATCCAAAGATCATAGAAACATTACACATGGAGAACGATAAGGAACTAGCTTATGCTGTTCTTAACTCTATGCAGTACGCAGGTTTCTTTGGGTTTCAATCTGCGTTGATTTATGACCTAGTCAAGACTTCGCGATTTGGTGTAATGGATGGTATTCCCGGTGGCTTTACTTTCCCTGCGTTTGATCAAGCATCAAAGATTGTACAAGACTTCTCCAAGTTCTTTTCGTCAGGCGAAATGACAGGCGAGAACTTCGGAACAGTCTGGACAAAGTTTATCCGCAAAACATTTACTGACTTGAACCAGACAACTCGATACGCAGCAAATCATCTGCTGTTGTCTGAAGATATGTCTGAGTTTAATGCACGGGCAAGTCTGCGTAAGTGGGAGCGACTGACAACAGATAAAGACGATCAAGCAGTTCCATCAGATGTCGGCAATAAATACACGAACCCAGCACGAAGGGAATTCAGAAAAGCCAACAACATAGCTGACGCAAGAAAACTTCTACCAGTAGCAGTTCGTGAAGCAGCGCGTGATGCGATGCAGAAACATCCAGATAATCTTGCTGCGCAACAACTTGCATTTAAGAATAACCTAAATGCACTTTGGACGGGCAACTGGAGAACAACTCCTGCGTTACCATCTACCAGAGAATATGTAAGGCAGAAGGATCGTATTCAGTACCTTGGAATTGAGCCAAGCAAAGCTGATCTAGCTAGGTTCCCCGACTTGGCAACGATCAATCGAAGCGAGAAGGGCGCAATGTTGTCTAGGAAGTTTGGTTCAAAGATGATGCCCGGTACAATCATTGAACAGGAACAGGCAGAAGGCTTAATCAAAACTGAGAAAGACTTCGAGAGACTAAAGGAACAGAAGAAAGCACTCATCTATAGATACATCGGATCTAAAGGTAAGTTGTTGTGAAGACTATTGGATCACGGGGAGAACTTATCGTTGCTCAAGAGTTGATGCGGCGTGAATGGAACGTAGCCTTTCCTTATGGAGACAATTGTTATTACGATTTAATCGCAGAAAAGTCTTATCACTTCTGTCGTATCCAAGTTAAGTGTACTGAAAAGATTTCATTAACAGTACACCATCACGGGCCTCACTATTCCTTTAGCTTGAGTCACGGCAACAACACTAAAGAATCGTACACAAAAGAACACATTGATTTTTTCATCTGTTGTGTTATTGATGGCAACCGCTTTTGGGTTCTGCCAGTAGAGGATGTTACTACAAAGACTCTGAAAATATTTAGAGACGGTAAGAAGTATCACGAATACGAAGGCGCATGGGACTTGCTACGATGAATGAATTAATAGAAAACCTACATGAAGCACTACAACTTGCAGAGACTAGAGGTCAACGTAAGATTCTACTTCGCGCTATCGAGTTGGCTGAAAGAATCAAGGCTACCGTCAAATTCGAATGAGCCTAGTTCTTTATAAGACTTACCTTGCTTCCGCAAGTAAGTGATCTTACCCTCGCATCCTACCATACAATCTTTATCTTTGATTAGTTCAACAGCACGTTTGCCGTTTGTATCAAGACGTAGGTGCGTTGTTCCTCTTGGCGGTTTCATGAAACTGGTCGAGCCTTGAAAAACCAAGAAAAACAAGACTCACAAACAGACACCGCTACAAATGTCTGACCCAGTTTAAAAGTTAAGGCTATCATATACATCGTCAACTAATGCCCTAAACCAGCCGCCGGTATTCTCAACTTGTTCTGTAGTTACAAGGAACTCTAGCACTTGGTCTAGTTCCTGTTTCGTAACCTCAGATACAAATTTCAGCCATAACTTTTTGTAGCGAACACCTGAGTCCGAGTCAATAATATATCTTAAAATATGCTTGGTGATTTCACCAATCGGATTACGTCCAACAGTATTGAACGCTTCGTGCATCTTGTGTTCCGTTATGGTCAACAACTTGAATGCACGTTTGATCTGCGACAATGAAATCTCCTTCGTCGTGCCATCAGCGAAGTGCATTAGCATGGCAGTCTTCAATAGATGAACATTCTTTCTGCCGTAATAATTATCGAGTCGCGGATCTTTATTCACGCGCTTTCTGTCCAGTTCTCCTGACTCATAAAGATGCTTGTGCCACTCAGATGCTTCATCGTCTAGCTTACATTCACCGGAGATTTTATGGAGTCCGTACAACCAACTAACGATGTCGTTACGGCAACGTATCTGTTCGTCTGATAGACCGGGAAACTGACGAAAGAATCTAGGCGCATGGCCGAATACAATGATGACGCGAGAAGTAAAACCCTGCGATATAATCCTATCGCTAAACGCTTCGCGAATGAATGAAGGTGTTGTTCCTCCCAGCATTGTTACGCAGATGTTCGTGATGTCATCTGAGCCTTGATGCTTACTCTTGTAATGGTAACTGCGTGAGTCGTAGAACTGGTTCAGCATATTCACCATGTCCTCGGAGTTCTTACGAAAGAGTACACCGAGTTCCTCGATCATAAAGCAGATGGAATGATGCGACTTGTTCTTTACCGCACTACCTCCGAGTCGAGTATCTGGCACTTTAAACTTGCGCATACAGTCATCGCTCATGTAACGAAGCAAACCTTCTTGAGTTGTTGTGTCCGCACCGTAAGGATACATCGGAACCATCGCGTTCTTCTCAGCATCAAACTCCATCAGCTTCTCGCTCTTTACAATGTCGGTAACTTGCGAGATCACGCGAGACTTACCAGCAGCAGGAGGCCCGACAAGCAACGTAAAGATGTTTGGATATATAGACATTGAATCTGGATACAACCAGACTCGCCTCTGTAACGCAGCACTTATCAAACTGTAGAAACTCCAATCAATAAATAGATCGGGTGATTCCATATCTTTGAGATAGTGCCGCCACTTCTCAAGATTAGTCATCAAGTGTTTCTATTAGTTTTGCGATTATTGAATACTGCTCAAAGGTTAAAGCAGGATGTAGCGTCCCGTCTACCGTTATGAATAGTAATGGTTGGTTTTCATCTCCATCGAAGAAGTTGTCGATCGCGACACTTATATTAGTCTCGCCTATGTTGTAGCTTATTATTGGTTTAGACATCTATCATTTCCTTCCAGTTATCCCCGATCATTGCTTCTGATCTCATAGAGAATCGCTCGCCACGGGGAGAAATCATTTCACGATTCAGATGCTTCATTGCTTCTTGGGCAACAAATTCTGAATACTCAGGTGCGCATTGAAGCAGCACACTATCATGGTTGTTTTGGAGTACGTCAACTCCTAACTCTTGCAAATCTTGTCGGTTCTGTAGCTCGACAAATGCGAGATTTGTAATGCATCCGACAGTCGATTGAGGTACGAATGCATACGCTTCCTTGTACATTGATTCATCAATGATGCCGGTGAAGTATCGCGGATAACCAAACAAGTTTTTGAGCGTTCGTGTTTCCTTGAGTCGATCTACTGTGTCGTTGTGCCATTGGTTTATCTCAGGGAACAACTTGTGATAGGTGCTGAGAAATCGTTTAGCTTCTTTCGATTCAAGAGCGATTGCACCTTGAGACTTTTGCAAGATATTTGTACGGAAGGTTGGTGCTTTCATTCCGTAGTTGGATGCGTGACAAACCATCTTGGCCATGAAGTAGTAGCGTTTATCGGCAGTCCAATTGTCGCTATCTTTAATTACATTGTTGAGTTCATCCCAACCTTTGATGTCTTTGAGTTCATGGATAGGGGCTTCGCAGAATTCGTCGATGCTTCTACCAAGTTCAGCAGACCAGACATCAGGAAACAGACGCATGGCAACAAACACATGGGACTTGATGCCTTCAAGAAATAGTGTGCGGAAGTTGCCTTGTGTGCATAGGTAGCCAACGATCATTGCTTCTGCTCCTGCTTGGTCAGCTTGCACAAGAACTTTTCCCTCGTCAGCAATGAACAGATGTCGCAGCTTCTTTGGTATGTTCTGGATGTTCGTACCCCAGCGACCAAGTAGCTTGCGACTTGCTAGTCTGAATGTAGATGTACCAGCCAAGTTGTACGAGGTCGTGATGCGATCAACCATTGGTATGTTGTATAAACCGTCGTAAGGATTGTACTTGAGTTGGCCTGACTCCTTGGCGATTGATCGGTACTTGAGAATTATTGAGATCGCTGGAAGATCATACTTGAGTCGATGCTGAAGCAGAGTCTTCTCGTTTGTTAAATCCTTCGCCGGTTTCTTGAGCTTCATGCGGTCATACAAATAGACAGATACTTGCTTCGGACTGTTTGGATTTAGATCGTGACCAACAAGGAGACTTAGCATTCTACGAAGTTGATTCTTGTGCCGTTCGTTGCGCATCAGAATCTTTTTCTTCTCTGCTGTATTGATGCGGAGTCCCTGACACATTGCAGTAAGGTACGGCACTACCATTGAGTTCGCCTGTTCGATGGATTTAGTTGCGTTCATCGTAACTGCAAGTTCGTCAATGGATGGTTTAATCAATGCCATCGTGAGTACGTCCTTGACGTTGTAATGGTAGAGTTGATCAAACTGTTCTGCGTTCTGTGGATTGTAGCAACCTTCGTTCTTGTGATAAGGCTGATCTGTGTAAAGTGATATGCAATGTCCGAGAGACTTCTCTATTTCAGGGAACAGTCTATGGTGCGCCAGCATTGTATCATAAACTTTGCGGGGAGCAGGAATACCATATCGGTATGCGATAACAAACAAATCAAAGAGCGCGTTGTGTATGACTACTGTGTTGTCTCTGAGTGCAACAGCAAGTGCGCGTAAAATCTGATGAGTCTCGTCGTAATGATAGTAGTTTATTCGCAGCATTGGTACGCAGTAACCTTTGCCGCCAAACGAGAATCCGAAACAAGTCATCTCAAGGCTAGGATTTGTTTCGATGTCAAAGAACATATCCTTGCCTTTAGTGTTTGTTAGTAAATCTATAACTTCGGATGCTTTGGGATAGATGTCACTCTCGCCTTCGATGGGATTAGGCGGAGTCTTGAGATAACCGGCAGCTTTTGATACATCCCGTTGCATCCAGTATCGCCAGTTAGATCGTTTGGTTTTGCCGTGCCTCTCAGTTTCGTCGTAATCGTACTCGGTTTCGTGAGCGAGCGGATTGAAGTATGCCTTGCGATCAATGGCATTTTGCGGAGCGAACGTAGCAATGTAGGTGCGTCCATGTACAATCCAAGGACAGCCACGTTGACCACCGAGTTTTGAGTTCTTGAAAGTTTTAAGAGCCTTCTCGCCCAACAACAAAATTACTTTTGTGTCGGGGAGAAAGCCTTCGCCCAAGGTATTGAGCAATCTGATGTCGCAAGATTGTCTCGGAATACCAAGGGCGTTTTGGAATAGATGACCAGCGTAGCCTGAGATTAGACTACCCTTGTCGAATCTACTTGGACTTTCGAGAATTACCGTTAGACCGCTGTACTTTAGACTTGGTTTGTGTCTCACGCGCCTTGAGTGCTTCTTGTTTGAGCTTGTCCTTGATTGAATCTTGTTTGATGTAATCTTGTAGCATTAGGATTGCATCATGGATTCCCGATAGATAACCGTCTGCCAAAGCCTCGGCTTGCATCTCAGTTGTCTTGATTCGTAACCGTTCCAATGCTTGTGCATTGTCCTTGGTACGAATGTCATCAATTATGGTCGTTAATTCTTTCACAGTATTTTCTTTTAACGTAGTCAGGTGTTCCGTATCTTTTTCTTACTTCAGCAGTACGCCGCGCCTTGTGCGGAAAGTCTACTTTGTAATCCATTGTGCGACTTTCGTGATGACCAACTTCGTTGGTCTTGAGTCCATGTCGTCGCGCAAATTTCTTAAATTTTCTATCAAGGTCTTCCTTGTTTATTTCTAGTTCGTAATATTTCATTGAAAAAAGGGGGAGGTTTTACCCTCCCCCATTTGGTTACGCAAGATCGTGTTCGGGTGCTTTACTAATCAGTTCCCCAACTGAATACGAGTTGAAGGTGATTGGGTCGCCGGTAGACGGGTCTACCATTGCTTCACCTTCCGCATTCTTCCTTACAACCTTCTCGGTCTTGATGGTTGCGTAGGCAGCCTTGCCCTTGTAGATAGAACCATCCGGCTCGACAGTACCCCAAGGGTCACTCTCATCGGAACAGTTCAACTCGAAAGGCAAATCGAGAACACGATGATTACGCTTGATGCGCAATGCCATCTTCTCGATAAACACGAGGTACTCGCGGAATTGCAAACCAGCAATCCGTACATTTCCCAAGTCTGGATCTTCGATAGACTCAGGTGCAACGATCTCCCAAGTCAAGACAACCATCGGGTTGCCGCTCTGTGACTGACGGGTTTCGGTATCGGCTACACGAATAGTGTAGTTGTTTGAAGGCAGAAACGGACGAGCGTTCTCCTTTACATCATTTAGGTTAATAGTAGGCATTTTTACCAGTTATCCTCACTTCGTGTGAGAAAGTATCGACGGGCGATCAATGCAGGGACACATACTAGCTAACTGAGGAAAAACCAGTAAACCTGTCTGCATCTTAATAGCAGTATGTACCCGTCTGAAATTCATTTATCTTCTACGGTAATACCGTGTTCATTCTCTATTTTTTCTAGTTGATCTTCTAGTTGATGGATTCTATTCCATGCAAACTTTAGATGCTCATCTTTAAGTTCCAATGCTTTTGCTTGGTCAACTACTTGATCAACAGCACTTATGTAATAGTCAGGCATAGTATGCGTTGCAAGACTTGATGACTTCGTTGAGATCGTTGGGTATGTAGAGGTCATCGAACATACCAAGAGGAGTCTTCGCAGATGTCACTCCATCAGAGTTTGTCTGGAAACAATAGTCGATTGAGTTATCTCCCTTGCGAACTTCTGTAAATAGAACCATCAGTAGTTCCTTCTCGATGCAACCTTCATGCTGCTTGCCTTGCACCTTGATACGTCGAGTATTGTACTCACCGCCAGTTGGCTGAGTGACACGCACGATCTCGTCGATTGCCGTGAATATGAAGATGGCTTTTTCATTCTTCACTTTGTCGAGTAGGTCGCGAATCTGTTTGTTGTAGTACGACCAGACATCGTAACCCTTGTACATCTTACTGGCGTAACTGGATAGTTGTTCGCAGTATTTGGTGAAGGATTCAAAGACAACAATATCTGAGTTCTTGATTGCCTTTTCGATGGCAGGATTAACGTCAGGTATCTTGTCTACCGATATGATGTCGAACTTCTTTGCTTCTTTGAATGGGAAGCCTTTGCGTTCTAGGTCGATGATGGTTGTCTTGTTTGCTGGTAGTCGGCGCAGGGATGTTGATTTGCCCGTGCCACTACCGCCAACTATTCCGATGATAGGTTTGTTCATATAATTGTAATCTCGATGTTGCGAGGTTTGGTTTGTTCTGTCGTTGGCCAAGACTTGTCGAGAAGCATTTGGCCGATCAATCCATAGTTTACTATGTCTTGAAAAGTATCAGCAAGTGATTCGTTGTTTGGTTCGCGATTGTTCTCAAGGAGATTCTTGAGTCTGAAGATTTTATCGACGAGCCGAGTCTTCAATCCGAGTAGTCCCTCGGATGAAATGTTCAATGGCCCATAGTCCAGTTGTTTCGCGTCAAGCAACTTGACACAATCAAGTGCGTTTAGAAACGCTTGATTGCCAGCAATCGTGATTAGTGAAATGTCGATGTTGGTTTTTGGTTGTTCACCGTCCATTGCATTCATGGTCATTTTGGTTTCTCTCTCGAAACTATTCATTGAAGTTTAGTGGGTTGTATTTTTTAGTGTAGAAATCGTTCTCGATTACTGCCTCGCCAAAGTCTCCGGCATTGCAGATTCTAGTGAACTTGCACATTCCGAATTTGGTTTCGCAGCAGTTAAAGTTAGGTAAGAAGTATTGTTTATCTTCCTTGATGTTCTTGGTGAGTAGCTCGACGAAGTTGACGAGAGTCTCAGTAAGATGCTGTTCAAAGTATCCGAGCTTTTGGTCTGAGTAATCTAGGATTGCGCTTCGCTGAAACTTGTTGCGACCAGAGCGAGACAAGAAGATACCATTGATGAGTGCTTGATAGTTCCTGTCAGGGAACAACTTGCGCATGACCAAGGTATACAACATGAGTTGCGTGGACATTTCGTATGAAGCCAAGTAACGATCAACTGTTGTGACTGCCGTTGACTTGTGATCGCAGATAATGTTCTGACCAAAGTATGTACCAATGAAGTCGATTGTTCCGCAAAGAACGATGTCGATGAATCCGTTCGTGTAGAATGGATAAGCAAACTTCATTTCAAGTAATGCTTCGCCTTCGTGCTTCTCTACCTTGAGTCCGTCTACGTCTGAGTAGTGGTCAAAGTATTGCGTGATACAGTTAGCAAGATGTCCTTGAGTACGCCAATCATTCTCAGGAACGTGGATGTCTGGATTAGAGAAATGTTCTAGTGCCTCGTTCAGCGACTTGGCTTTATCACCAGTTGCGTAGTAAGTCTCTAGTGCCTTGTGATATGCCGTGCCGTATTCCATCTTGTGGTTCATGTAGCTACTACGCAAACCTCTTACAGTTGTGTAGTAGAACTTGAGGGAACAGGCAGATTCTTTGTAGGCAGATGCGTCTATGCGAAGAATGTAGCGGTCTTCAGCTTTCTCTAGTTTAATCAAGTTTGATCTTTCCTCTGGTTTTCTTTTGTACTTTCAGTTCTTCTAACTCGTCCGGTCTTGAGATTTTTAAGTAAGGTGCTAGATGTTCTTGCAGCTTTGAGTCAGGCATTGCCTCTAGTTCCTCGACTGAAATCTCCAGCAGTTGTTCTATTGTCATTCAAGTCCTGATAGAATTGTGCAGATTGTAGCGAATAGAAAGTAGAGTAGTCCGAGTGCGCATAAAATATCGAAGTAAATCATTTCATTACGCGAACAGAAGTGTCGGTAATATCTACTTCTGAATCTTCATTAACTAGATTGTATACGAATTCACGATCAGCTTCGGAGACAGAGACGTTACGTTCAAAAAGTTCTGTTTCCTTGGCAGTCTTGTACCAAGTTTCTAGTTCGTTCTTCCACGCAATAGAATCATTAAACTCGTAGTCTATCGCTTTGGATTTCAGCATATTTTGTACTGTGCCTTTGAAGTAGATGATGATGCCATCATCAGTCTTGCGTATGGCTACCTTGTTTCGGAGTAACGCATATTTTGCTTCGTCAAAGTTGTCTAGGATAAACTTGAATCCATCGTTGAATTTGACGTACAAAGTATTTGCTGTGTATCCGGTTTGCTGGGCGTTGACGTAAACGTCTTGTCCAGTTTCGATTAACCTATCGAGTATTGGCTGTACTTGCTTGGCCGCATTAGGACTGTAAGTAGAGCGATTAGGTTTCGGTTTTTGTTCTATTGTAATGTTTTCGATTTGCATTGATCCATGTATTTAGCAGCAGTTTCTTTATTACCCTTTGCTAGTTCTGCTTGTGCCAGCAAGAAGAGTTTCTTGGCTGAAAGTTCTTTGAGCGAAGGAGTCCACTTTGCAGCTTCATCCTGCGAGAAAAGAATTCCATCCGGTTTCTCACGATATAATTCATCCTTGAATCTCTCCAAGTCTGATGTTGGCAGGTTCTTTGGTAAACCATTCTTGACCTTGGCACGAATGCGTAACTGAGCTTGTTGGTTTATTAAGGCGATTGTAGTTTTCTCACCGTAAGCATCAACAACTTCATCAATAGACTCAAAGACCGGAGTATAAAACCCGAAACCCTTGAAATCCCCGTCGATAAACTGTTCTTTTTTATAGGTCATTTTCAAAAAATATGACAGTTAATATATAAGCAACCTTCGTGCCAACTTTTTTGGGGGTAGGTGATATTAATAGATGATTAATTTACCCAGCGTCTTGTAGCGTGCAAGTATAGATTGTAGTTCTCTATAGTTGCCGGTGAGTTTGGTTTGATCTAGGATTTGCAGCATCAATCCTTCGGGGTCTTCGACTTCTTGTTTCTTGAGGTAGAGAGTTATGTCGTCTGTTCTATCTCGGAGTGGTGATGTCTTGATGATGAAGGTTGATATGCGGTAATAGAGATCGAGTCTGAAATTTCCTGCCTCGACCTCTTTGCGTAAGTCCTTGTTGGTTGAGAACACGAAGCGACAAGTTGCATTGTGTTCCTCGGCTTCGCCTATGCGACTATACTTCTTGTGTTGAATGAAGCGCAGCAGCTTGGGTTGTAGGTGTAAGGGAAGTTCTCCGATCTCATCTAGGAATAACGTGCCTTTGTGCGCTCGTTGAACGAAACCAGTTGTGTCTCTGGTCGCTCCCGTGAACGAGCCTTTGAGGTGTCCGTAAAGAAGCGATTCAAACAAGTCTTCTTGGAGTGTGGTTACGTTTACAGGAACGAAGTTATTTTGTATTTTGGCGTTCGATGCTGACTGCCTTTCTCCATGTAAGATTTGAGCGATAGTCTCCTTACCTGTGCCAGACTCCCCCATCACTAGGACGGGGGAATCGTGGCTGGACAGAATGTGCGCATGGTAGATTTGCTCTAACATGAACTTGTCTTCTGTGATTAGTTCTTCCATGTAACTTCTACGCCTTCGGCATCAAGTATGTCCTCCCACTTCCAATCTTGTGGGTGTTCGTGTACTTTAGGATTCCACTTGAACTTGAGATGTACTTCAACTGTCTCTAAATTAGGTTCGTCGTGTTGCGGAGGGTCTTGGTTCTCTCGCTGGCCCCATGCATCAAGCCGTGTGAAGTTCAGTTGATTCATTCTGTAAGAATTTGAGTACGCTGCGATTGGTTCTTGCCACTAGCTCAAAACTTTTGTCCATCTCTGGAGTTAGGTTTTGTGTTACCGCATTGTATAGATTGTATATGTTGCGGTCTTTATCTTGCGAGTATGTGGGGTTACGCCATATATCCAAGATGTCCTTGCCTCGCCTGTCACCGATCTTCTTGGTTTCTACCAGTTTTTCGATGAGGGACTCGCCCTTTTGTTGGGTGATCTTGAAACCGTGCAAGACTCTGTAGCCTTCAACTGATGCGTCAAACTCACGCTTGGCTGAGTTGATTGAATCGTTGATGTAGTCTAAGTCTAGGTTCATTGAATGACTGCCTGACTGCTTGGTATTCATGCATGGTGATGTCATACCATTAGTGCAGACAAGACGTAATGCTCCTGCATCTATCGGTATGCCAGAAGAACGGTCGTATGAATTGCGTAACGTGACGCGCATCCCAATGATGTCTCCTTTTGCTACTTCAGCACGTTGTTCTTTGAAGTCATAGACTGCATAGAGTCTTGCTCCATTGTTGGGGCAATAGATTTTCCTCTGAAACTCACCGAGTTTCAGACAGGATTCAACTCTGTCTATTACTTCTTTATGATGAACTATCTTGTACTTATCTGAAACAAGAGCAAGATGCTCGCCTGTGTCCTCGCGAAAGTTCTCGCGATGTCCTTCGATTACTTGTCCTCGTATGTTTAATACGGGACGACTCTTTACATTGAACTCATACATTGTTCGATTAGTTTTACTTGGTTTTTTGTTAATGCTTTATCGAATTGATAAAACAAAAATTTGTTATCACTCACACAACATTCTGCTGTACCTGTCTGATAGATTTCGTCGATTGTTTGGTCTTCATCGGATATTACAATGAGTCCAATTTCATTTTGTAACATATCAACATCAATTGGCTCAAGATGATTTACTTGCCAGATGTAAGTGTGTGCCATGTTGGTTTGTCTCTGCGTGTCCATTGCGCAAACGGTTTGTCTAGTTGTATATATAGTCTGTACTTTTCTGTTACAGTTAGGTCGTTGAAGTTTGGTTGCTTGCGACAGTTCATGTCCTTCGCTATAGCTACAGCAAACTCGGTTCTTGATCCGATAGGTGCGTAAGAATCTTGGAGGTTCTCGTAGCACCAAGCAATGAAGTCGAGAGTGTAATGGTCTTTACCCCAGCGGTATCGACGTTCTTCTCCCATTTCAATGGCATGACTTATCAGCCAGCTCATGTTGTCTTGTGTCTTGAATGCCCATTGAGTACATGGATGGTAGCGGTAGCTATGTACTCTCGGACGGCCTAGTGCGTTGCGAGGACAATCGTCTGCTGCTAGTCTGGATAAAGGAAAACCGTTGGCCAACATTTGTGCTGACTCAACGATCATCTTGTTTATATGTTTGTCGCAGAGATTACGCGCTGCAACAACTGGGTTATCATCAGTCGCAAAGATATTCATTGTACTCTGAGCAATCCTCGTTTCTACAATACTCGACTATTTTTTGACCGCAACTTTCGCAGTCTACTGGTTGTTCGCCTGTTCCGAAGCAGTCAGCACACTCGTAAGTTAGAGATGATCCTGCCACGTTTAAGTAACCTCTGCCTTTACACCATTCGCAACTCATCGTTTTTGTTTCTTTGCCTTGATGATGCAACGTGTCAATGATCCGTGCCAATTGTCTTGGCGTAAGGATTTACTAGGATTTTCGATGAGGCTTGGACTATCTATGCGAGTCCAGCTTCTTGCTTTGTCTGGTATGTCTACCAGTTCTACGTTTCCATTAACTATTGTTATCGCTTTCATTGAATTTTAGGTAGTCAGTCTTGAACAAGTCGTGTACCCATACTGGCTTGTGTTTATTTATGTATTCTTCGTTGCCTTGTATTGAGTAATCTTGTGGGCCGAGTATTTCCATCTCCGGTAGATCACAATGTGCAACGTGTTCTTTGTGGTATTCACGCCATTCTGGATGATTGATTATAGTCTCCAATTCGTATCGCTGCAAGCTGCACTCACGCAACGCGCTGATAGCCGTTAGACGGGAACGGTTCGGATGTTTGATTGCTACGGTCAAAGATGTATTGCTCATGTTTCTCTTGATATAAGTGTTTCTGGATGTTTAATGTGTCGAGTAATCCGTTCAGTCTCTCGCGAGTTGTCATAGTAGGCCAACCACAAAGTGATATGTGAAGCGAGTCTACTGTCTGTTCTGCGATACAATGCCCGTGCAAGTAAAGTTGCGTTACATTGTCGTCTGCGAATCGCAGGTCTTTTTTGACTTCGACGCGAGTGTTGTCACGACTGAAGTGTTTGCCTTGTTTGAATGCGCGTGCTGCGTCTTGTGTTATTTTTCTCATTTGTAGTTTTTGTTTTTGTAGTTGTTGTAGTCTTTATGTAAGGGGTAATTGATTACCCAATCGTATAGTTCTTTGTTATCGTTGTAGAGATCGGATAGAATGCCGGAGTAAAGCGTCTTTACTGGCGAACTGATCTTGACTTTGAATTTATTGCTGAAGCTGAAGTCAGGTTGACTACTTCTTATCTTGTTAGAGTAGCCGCCTTGGCATCTGCGAATGTTGGTTGATATTTTACCATCGCCCCAAATGTCTTTACCTAGTGCAGATTGTAGTGAGATGCCGCGACTTAATTCTCTCATAAGAGACTCGCGTTCTTCGACTTGTTTACTTATCTTTTCGGATAGTACTTCCAGTTTAACGATAGATTCAGACATTTTCATGATTTGTTAAAGTTGTGTAAGTTGCGAGAGAGTAGCGTTCACCGGCAAGATTAGTTAAGCAGGATTCGCATGGTTCTTTTGAGAAGTCGTCTGTTTTGTCTCCGGTGATTAGGTAGCCGTGCTTGGCTAGTTTATCGAGTCCGTTATTTATTTGTGCGTATCTTGTTTGCGCTTCTTTTCCTTGGTAGTGGTAGTCTAGAAAGGATGCGTCTCCGGTTGCGTTGAGCGCGTGACAGTCGGTACAGATTGAAAATTTCATAAGAAGAAAGGGGGGATTTCTCCCCCCGTTTGATTATTTGAATAGAGCGTCTGCCTCTGCATCAAGGGCATCAATCTTGGTTTGGATTGTCGCAGCCTTTTCAGCGGATTTTTCCTTGCCGTGTTTGATTTGAAGCGCACGCCGTTCGACGAAGATTTCTTGCATTCTTTGGGCGCGAGTTTCGGAGGCTTCGAGCTTCTTGGTTAGTGCTGCTTTGCCGTCTGACTTTGCACGTTCTTTGAATGCGTCCCCGTCAAGTGCTTGCGCAATGTTGGAGAGTTTTTCAGCGTCCGTGTAGGAATCGGTTCGTTTGCCGTCTACTGACTTCTTTTGAACGGTTTTATATTTGCCGTTATTGAGTCGGTAGAGACAAGCGTCCCTGATCCATGAATCGGCATCATTGTCGAGGACTCCAGCTTTGTTAAGTGCTGTAATCCAGTCGCGTATGTCGTTTATGTCGTTGGTCGAGTCGCTTCCTGTTTCATGCGCCCAGTACTTGAACGGGCCGTCCTGTCCCTTGGTTGATTCAAGGAGAGTCAAGTCAAGGTTTGCGAGTGTTTCTTCGTTGTTAACCAAGGCGAGTTGGGCCTTGCCGTTTTCGTTCGTTATGATTTTGGTTTTCATACTATGCCCGAAGGCGAGACAAGATTAGCAGAGGGGAGAAAGGTGTCAACTTTTATATGAGATTTATTGAAAAAAATATTTTTTGTATATATTGATTTGCTCATGGTTGTGTTGACTATTAAATTTATTTATTTAGATTAATCAACGGGGGGTATGCCCTTCTAGTAGTCTATATATATAAAGGTATATATATTTTTTTTCTATTCTATCAATGTGTCAAGGTGGGGGTGGTTGATTAATGTAAATAAATAAATTTAATAATCAACCTTGCCCCGTTTAATTACATTAACTAAATAAGAAAAAACCCCCTTTCGGGGGCTGTCGTTTATTTGTGTTTCTGCTCTATTAGTTCCCGTATTCTTTTGTCGCGTTCTTCTAGTTCTTCGGCGTGCTTTTCTTGTATATCGTCCCACGCTTTTTTGATCTCATCAACTTCCCATCTAGTTGGGGCGATATCATCAATCAATCGCTTGATGCTTTCGGTAGCTTCGACTTTGCTTTTTAAGTTATTAATGTAGTAATGCATTGGAAAAAAGGGGCTTTCGCCCCGGTTATTATGTGTCAAGTGAAACGCTAATGTCTCCGTCGTTTACCATATCGCGAACCGTTGTTCGGATTTCTTCGCGCCGGTCGTCCTCATCGGGTTGTGAATCTAGTTCATCAACCTTCTTTTCAATTGCTTTCTGGATGATCTGGATCATTTCCGTTACAAAGTAATCGGAAAGACTCTCAATTTGTTCTGTAGTTTTTTTATTCATGTTTAGTGCCATGCGGCAAGGACAGGTTGACATAAACAACAAATATGTCAACACTTTATGAAAGAAAAAATCTCATGTAAAATGCATTAGTGGGTTGCGTTTCTCTGGACAGCCCAAAAGGGTGGAGCGAAGCTCCCTTGGGCTGTACTAACTAATACCCGCAAGGGACTCGGCAGAGGTGACTGAAAGGAACAATTAGTTAGTTATATTTTTTATTTTCGTCTCAGTAGAAAAGGCAGGGGCCGAAGCCCCCACCAATGTTATGACCATTTCAAGTTACGTTTAAGCAACTTCTGGACTGCTCTGCGCATGATGTCTGCTTGCCGTGGATTGCGCGGAAACAGAAACTTGCGCCCTGCGTATTTCATCATAAGACGTTTTCTCATAATAGCCCGAAGGCAGGGACAGACTATCAACCATCCATAACAAGTCAACATAAAAATAAAAAATAAAATGGTTGACGCAAATTCTGATTCTGGTACTTTGGGGGTGCGGTAACACCGCAAATGTTATGACAATAGAAAACCTAAAGTTGGCCGTTCGCGCAATGGGATCAGTAATAAATGATCTTACGAACGAACTGGATGCGTTGCAAGAGAAGTACGACGACCTCAAACGAGATGAACGTCGCTACGCTGAGTGGTGGAAGGATGAAACTAAAGAGACCGATAGGCTCAAGGCTATACTTGAGAAAAGCGGCATTGCAATCGAACCAGTAGAAATGAATGAATCGGATTGATAAATTCTGCCTGTGCTTCTTGCTAGGCTTTATAATAATCGTGATAGTCAAGTCCCTCAGTTGAGGGGCTTTTTTTGTGCCTAGAGGGGGAGGGGTAACAAAGGGGGAGGGGGCCCGGAAGTCGTGCCGCTACTGGACTATAACCTCCTCTGAAAAAATGACCCCAAAAACACTATGAGACAAAACATACTTTATCTTATAAAATTCTGGCACGAACTCTGCTTCAACTGCCCTATGTGTGAACGATCAATCGAAATTTGCAAGTCAACGCCGCTAATCCAGTACGCCCTCTTCTTCAACCCAAACCTATTCGATGCCTACCGAGTCTAACATTGTTCAAGAGTTCGCTGAAGGGCCAACTCCTGACACCGTTGACGCATTCGGTAAAGTAGCTGAAGGCCCACTCATAAAGTACAATCCCGGTGGCTTCGCCCAGTTTCGAGCCGAGTCAACTGGATTACCTCCTGCTCGCGCCCAATTCGGCAACGAAGAATTTTGGGGTCAACTTGTCACACCCACAACCACAGACACAGGATTAGACACAAAACCAGATAAAGGGCCAGATACAGTTGACACAGGACTATCGAATGATCAAATAGACGCAATCGTAAAAGAAAGCGACGATGCAAACAAAGAACTTGAAGATTGGTATCGCAGATCAAGTAGCGATGA